CCTTGTTTTCTTAAAATCATTAATGGTTTTACTGCATCTTCAAAAGGCACTCTGTCTTCTATTCTATCTGGCACGTAAAGCTCCTTCTAAAAAGTTCTTCCACTCTTGACCTTTCTTTTCCCAATTGTAAAATCTTTGAAAATATCTTTGTTGTTCATTAAGTAAATTTTGTATCTGCTCTTCATGTAAATACATAGATGCTGCGTCTATTGCATGGGCAAATTGTATTGCCATATCTTTAAGGTCATTTGAGTAATTAACATATATAGGCCACTCTGCACACGTTTCATACAATGCACCAAAATTAGTTACTATACAATGTAAACCCGCAGACATGGCTTCTAATGCAGATATACAAAACGTTTCTTCAAAAATACTAGGGTATACAAATAAATGATAGTCTTGCATTTTATTTAATATTTCTTCGTTAGGTACATAACCAATGTAATTAACATTGGGTAGTTTTTTTGCTAATTCATAAAGTGTTGTAAAATTATCGTCATTGTTTTTAGAAAATTCAGAGCCATAAACATCACAAGATGAGTAAACATCT